CGTTAGCTAAGGCATCAGCGATGCACTCGGACTCATCGTCCTCTATATCACCATCTCGAAACATTTTCTCCCAATACAAGAGTGCGTGGCTTTTTGCACTTTTTGGACTAAGAATCGCTTTAGCCGCTTTTATGGTTCCCTTTAGTTCAGAAATCTCCTCCCTAAATTCTTTCAAAGATTTATCAAATTCACCTTCAAAATCGTGATAGACGGTCGATGAAGCATGGTTGACCGAACCGCCATCCCCATTTTTTGCCATGCTATACCAATGATCTAACTCCATCGCATAACACTCAACGTAAGCAAGCACCTCTCCTAACAATGTTGCGTTTATCGTTCTATAAGCAGTCATTATCGTTCTCCCGTTCAGTTGATTGAGGGGATAGTGTATGAGAGTTTTGTGTGTAATGCAACTCTTTTTTTAATCGCTCTTTTCGGAGCCGTTCCGCCATCTTCTCTATGCTTTCCCCTTTGATCCATTTATCTAGCCAGTAAAATATAAACACTAATGTAACCTCTCGTATAAAACTTCATTAATTTGATCCGCCAACTCCCAAGTAAGGTCAATCTGCCTCGCACCTGATTTGGTCAACAGATTGGTCTGTACGATTTCAAAATAAACTTTACCGTTCCCAAAGAGACCAACGTCGGGTTCGGACGGGAAAACCTCATAATAAACTTCTAACAAATGATCGTTTTTAGCTCCCTTAATATCAATCCACTCATTATAAATAGTCATTTACATTCCTCTTCGCCTTTTCAATTTCAGAAGAAGTGCAGAGCATCGCTAAGTCTTGAACAAGTTTATCCGCCTGTTCAATACGGTTATCTGGGGCGGTTATGGCTAGTGCTAGGGCTCGAGTTAAAGCTTCTTCGTGGTTCATAATGTAGTCTCCTATGTATGGGACTTTATTATATACCTTATTTGTAGGAATCAATCAACTTTAAAATAGGTTCGATGTTGAAGTCGGTCAGATAAGCTTTTACACGAAGCCCGTCTTTAGCTACTTCGGGGACTTGAAAACCTCGATACAAATGATATTTATCGGGAGCAGAGGCAGGAGTGGATCGTACTAACAACCATACCAAAGAATTAGTATGAGAAGACAGAAAACTAACTTGGTGCGGACTAAGTTTTACGGCGTTGTTTTTACAGTTTTTAAGTTCTATAAGCTGAAATCGACCAGAAGAATCTGTTATTAAGACATCGGGCACCCCTGGCATGGCCCAAGACTCTAATCTAGTCGTTCTCCATTGAGGCTTGTATCGAGTTATCGCTTTTTTTAGCTGAGACCAAAAGCCGCTTTCCGTCGATTTCTTCTTCGTCTTCTTTATCGACTTGGTCGATGACGATTCCCACGGGATTAAGTTGTCCTCTAAGCTCATTTAGGGCCTTTAAAACCTCGTCTTTTGACATTGAATCTATTGTACCATGTCGTATCTCAGACTTGTTTATATAGATATTGCCTTGAGCCTGTCCTCGACGATACTCAGCCATTACGGCTGCCGAATAGTTTTTATCAGCAAAGGCCGCGTCTCTTATCTTTTGTAAGTCTCGAACGTGTCTTTGATAATCTATTCCGTACTTACGGTCTAACTCCGCCCTGTATTCTTTTATAGCCTTGACTACGTGAGGGCAAATAGCTGGATTTGTCATTTCATAAGCACGTTGATGGGCGGAACTGGCGGGAAAGCCTGCTTCAATGGCGGCGTCTCGCTTAGTAATCTGACCGTCTTGACTAATCAACGTTTTAACAAATAACTCTTGTTTACGTGTCAGGTTAGTGTTTTCTGTGACGGTCGGCCTACCAACCCTTCGTTTAGGCTTATCAGGATTAAGATATTGAGCTTTTTTCAAAGTTGATTTCTTCATGAGCGGCAATACTACCAAACTTTATATATATATACCCAGAAATAAAATAAAATAAAAACCAAAATATTTCGTATATAACGGATTTTGGCTCTAAGTTCTATTGTGTAACCAACGTAACCCTACTGTAACCGCTCAAACCCCCGGGCCGTGGGCCGTTCAGCCCGCCGGTTACGCCGTTACACCGGTTACGCCTACTTTTATTTTTTTTATTTTTTTTATGATTTATTTCCCATATATATAAAAACGCCTAAAAATGTTACTTTAGGTTATTTAGCGGAGGACATTGCCATAAAAACAGAGGATCTTGTTAACCACCCTGCCCATTACAATTCTGGAGGCGGTGTAGAATGTATTGAGGCTATCGAATCGTCGATGTCAGAGGAAGAATTCAGAGGATACCTAAAGGGTTCGTGTCAGAAGTATCTTTGGCGGTACACCTATAAGGGAGCCCCTGTGTCGGATCTTAAGAAGTGCCAGTTTTATTTATCGCGTTTGATTGAGAATCTTGAAAAACCAGAGGAAAAAACGTATGTATGATTACAGTTGCACAATTAGGAGGGTAGTTGATGGAGATACAGTTGACGTGGATGTGGATTTGGGGTGGGATACTTGGAAGCATAATAAGCGGATACGTTTGTTTGCTGTTGACACTCCCGAGTGTCGCACTAGAGATAAACAAGAGAAAGCTGCCGGACTCCTGGCGAAGAAGTTTGTCCAAGAAAGATTAGAAGTTGGAAAAAAATATGCTTTAAAAACTCATGAAAAGGGGAAGTACGGCCGATATCTAGGAACAATCTTCTTAGAAGACGGTACTTCTATCAACGCGGCTTTAGTTTCCGAAAGGTTGGCCGTTCCTTATTCTGGACAGAACAAAGAACTGGTCGAAGCCGCGCATAAGAAGAACTATGAGTATTTAGTGAAGAACAAAGCTTTATAGTATGCGCTCCCCTTTTCCCCGTCTTAGATGGTACGATCTACGGCGGGGCTTTTTCATTCGACTCGGAAGAGACGAAGTTCGCCATCTTCCCCTGATCTACTGATATAACGCCTGTTCGGAAACTTATTATTGCCTCTAAGACGAGCGCCATTGACGGATAGTCTAGACTCAAACACCACGCTGTCTCCTATTTCCATTGCATCAACAATAGCGTATTTGCCCCTTTTAAATTTAGTCAACGAAACGCCCTTTTCAATTTTATATTCCATTTATCTCTCCTTTAATGCAGATCTATATCTTTGGCGGTAAACCCGTCTTTACGAGCCGTTTGAATGTAGTCGGTTAGCTTTTTTAAAAGCATTTCGGGGTCGTGCAGGTAATCAGAAATAATTTGCGCCACCAACCGTATGTCTTTGTTCCAAACTTTGGTGTTTGTCGAGTTTTTTCCTAGCATTTTAGTTTCTCCTAATTAAAGACACATTAAATATGAGATAAAATCATAAATCAAGTTGTAAAACACATTTTATTCTTATATTATCTGTGAACTACACACAAAGGAGGATCGTAATGGATAGAGAGCATAGAGAGCTAAGTCCAAAAGACAAAATGCTTACTAAAAGGAATGTCGAAAGACATTTAAAGCAGCTCAAAATATCTTTAGAAAACACAAAAAAACTGGTGTCTTTCTATGAAGAGGTGTTAATAACTTGGCCCGACGATAAAGACATAGGTCACGGGTTTACTGCCATTCAAGTACTGACCCCTACTTCGGTTGAACAAAATCTACAAGGATATAAAACCATCTTTGATGAAATGGAGAAGAATAATGAAAGCTATGAAAGAATACAGGGCACAGTCAGCACACCACGCAGTTAAATATCCTTTTGAAATAGTACAGGCGGTCCGTTATGCTAAAGACGTTGAAAAACGATCGGTTAAATGGATTTCAAGCAAGTATGAAATACCCATAGACACGATAAGGGATTGGTTATATCGAGGTCGGAGAGCAAATGAGTGAGGAGATACAGTTTTTCTGTTGCCCGCGCTGTGACAAGAGATTTGAGGCGGTTGTTTTGTCGCCTGGGACGCGCCCCGAGATGTCACCTAAAGTAGAATTGATTCTTTGTGCCGAATGCGAAGAATCTTTAGACCCTTCTAATCTTTTTCATCTTTGGTTGGACTTGCATAACGAAGGCGATACTGTTCATTAAACTTTTCTAACAGTTCAGGGTATTCCGCCAACCATTCAAACAAAGTTTCTAAATCACAATCGTCTAATTGGATAGTTACTTTCAATTGGTGAACTCGGGCCGTGGTCTACCTTCACCCAAACGTTTAGTTTCGACTTCTTCCAGGACGTATACACGGTCTTTCTGACTGAGATTTTCGTTTACCCAGTAATCAAAAATAATGCGTAGCTGTCCACTGAGCGTGCGGCCTTCTACTTTTGCTACGACGTGTAGTTGATCGTACACTTCTCGAGGCAGCAGCACTGATTTCCATTTATTTGTATCCAAGGTACGTCTCCTATCAGTAAAACATATACGATTATATAATACTAATCGAGAATTTCAACATATTCTCCCCAATTAGGGCCTATTTCTATGTCACATTTGTTTGGAACCACTAGTTTTTCTGCTTCAGTCATGATAAGCGCCAGTTTTTTAGCTTCTTCGGCGTCTTTTACACTAAAAGCAAGCTCATCGTGTACTTGCAGCATGGGCGTTTTGCCCTGTTTATAACAATCCACCATCGCCTGCTTGGTCATATCCGCAGCACTTGCTTGGATTAGACGATTTAACGCCTTATAGGTATAACTGCGCTTAAGCCGCGTTGTTGGTCCGTAGGCCGTGACGGCTTCTTCGTAAGGCATGGCCTTGTTCATTTCAAAGCTATCGGGTTCCCAGAGGTCGAATCGACACTTACGGCCCTTGAGACTGCGTATGGAGCCAGGGGAGCGTGGATCTTCTAAGTGGCGCTGTATGCCCTGAGTAAGACCTTTAACAAACGGAACACGAGCGTGGTACTTCTTAACAAGGGCTTTAGCCTCGTCCAGTTCGATGTCCAGTTGAAGGGCTAATTTCTGAGCGCCCATGCCGTACATCATGGCAAGGTTTATGACCTTAGCTTGTTTTCTAGGGATGTCCGCCATTTCAGCGACCATGGTATGAAAGTCCATGTTGGGGTCTTCGTTATAAGCGGAGACAAACTCCTCCACCCCTGGCATGTCCAGTTGGCGGTAATCACCAAAGACTTTAGCGTAGTGGGTCAGGATGCGTGGTTCTTGCTGACTGAAGTCAATAGCCGCCCACTGCTCGCCTTCTTCCGGCATAAACAGTTTACGTATTAAGGGACCTATCTCAGGGTCACGCGACGGAATTTGTTGCATGTTCGGGTTGTTCATTGAAATGCGGCCCGAGACGGTACCGCCTTGATCGGAGCGCACTTGATTGATGTGACTGTGTACACGGCCATCTCGAGCGACGTGTTTGATCAGTCCGTCTATAAAGCTGCCCTGCGTTTTGTTGAGGTTACGCGCTTTAACAATGCTCTGTGCGAGTTCGTGCGGATGCTCACTAAGGAAAGTTTTAGTGAAGCTGGGTGCCCCTTTTTCTGTACGGGGGTAGGAAATGCCGACTTTATCAAAAGCTTTGGCTATTGACGCGGCGGCCCAGATTTCTACATCGTGCCCTACGAGTCGTTTGATATGTTTATAGAGTTCTTTTTCTTGCTTCATCAAGCTTTGCTTAGTACGTTCGGCTTGATCTACATCAAAGCGGATTCCTTTTTCGGTCATCTCTACCAGACAAGGCAGCAATGCTGTCTCGAGGTTCCAGATATTCCAAAGGTCTTCTTTGTTAAGTAGGTTTTGAAAGTGCCCCCAAAGCTCGAGCGTAATCTCGGCATCGACTTCTGCGTAAGGACCCACG